AATGGAATGACAGATGACGAACTTCGTCAAGAATTAGCAGATAACGGGGTTACGTTACATCATAAAACTGGAACAAAAAAGCTTGCTTCTACTCTAGCGAAAGTTAGAACTGATGAGTATAAAGAAGACCCTAAAAAGTCTACATCTGATTTGCCTTCTGGTTCTCTTCCTGGTTCTACTGAAGCATCCAGGGCTGCAAAAGCAAAACATATAGCAGCTAGGGATAACTTAACTCTAGATCAACGATCTATGAAACTTGTTCGTGTAATAGTTAGTCCTAATGATCCTCTTATGGCTAATTATCCAGGACTTATTTTTACTGTAGGTGTTTCAAGTATTAATAATGGTGAAATGATTAAAAAGTTCGTACCTTTTAATAATGAGGAAGGCTGGCACATCCCAGCAATTATTCTTCGTCAAATTGAAGGTGCTGAAATGCAAAAATTTAAGACTATTACTCGAGATAACGGTGAGAAGGTTTTAGAACCGTATACAACTAAGAAATTTAATGTGCGAGAACTACCTCCTCTTACTAAAGAAGAATTAGAACAACTTGCCGCTCGACAAGGTGCAGCAGGATTTGGTGTAGGAGTATAATATGGCTATTACTATTGCTAATTTAACTGCAGGTGTTGCTACAGATGATAACAATATAGTAACAGGTACCGGTGTATTTGACGATATGATGGAAACTGTTAATGCTCATATGGCTGCGCAGTTTAATCTAGGTCGAATTACTGGTAGTGATTACGCGACAGTATACTTAACAGCAATGCAGGCTACTGTGCAACAAGCAGTAGCCTATACAGTAGGCATGCAAAAAGGCAATGCTGAAGAATCTCTCTTATTCCAAAAAGAGGTTACTGAATTTGCACAAACAGAACAAACAACTAAAACAGCTCCAACTGCTACTAGTGTAATAGGTAAATCAAATAATTTAGCTGATGAACAGGCTAAAGGCTTTAAATGGAATGCAGATCAAAAATACCTTAAAACTTTATTAGATGCTTGGAGTATTAATATTTCTACAGCAGGAGTAGCAGCTACAGGTGTAACAGCTATTAATGAAAGTGGTACAGATAACATTAACGACCAAATAGCCAACGCCGAGCCTACTTAATAGGAGGCGTTCAATGGGTTTTATTGGGGATATTTTCTCAGCTATAGTAGATGTTATTATGTATATAGTTGAGGCTGTTGTAGCAATAGTTGAGATGGTTGTACATCTCATTATGGTACTTCTTGGCTGGGATAGTGGAAGTACTCAAATTATTGAATACTACGAAGTCCATAATGTCCCCCTGTTTGAAGATGTAGATAAGAAAAATCCTCTCCTAAATTCCCTTCTTCAATCTATTCATAGCGAACAAGATATTGCTAGTAATTTAATCTATCATCTTGCATTTCGTAGTCTTAAAGGAAATGTTAAAGAGTTCATGAATTTTATTGATAATGGGCATTATTTTGAAAATTTTCCTACTGTAGAATCCTATATTTTAACTATAGATTATACTGAATTAACAGCTGCATTAAATACTCTCAATGGTGTTCCATGTACTCCTGAAGGATCTTTTTTAAGGGCATTATCTAAAAAAGATTGGGTTCAGTACTGGCTTCAAGAAAATAAGTCATTTGATGTAGGAAATAACTTATTAGGTACAGAATATCGTGAAGTTACTACTGGTCCATATACTCCGGCTTCAGATACTGTTAATGTCACTCCGTCACTAAATCATTTTCAAGTAGATATAACAAGTGCAGTAGCTCCGTCAGATGATGTATTAGCTGATATGCGATGGCATGTCAACTATACTACAATTGCTTACAATGCAGTTCCGGATGATTATACAGTTGAAGTGTATAACGATTCAGGCGTAACAATAACCCTTCCTTACACAATACCTTCTAAACCTCTACAATTACATTATGTTTCATTTTATTACAGAGATGTCGATCCATCTAGACAGTACTTATTTATTTATAAAGTAGGTGAGGGGACATATACAGATTTAGATACTGTAGAAACACCCATTGATGAAGATGGTGCTACTATTGAAGCACTTCCTTGTGTTCCATTAAGATTAAGTAACACTAATTACACTACTTTTGGAACAACTAAAAAGACTCAAATTGAGGATCTATTATCTAAAATTCATTTAGATGCTGAAGCAGTTCTTGACACAATTTTAACTGAATCAGCTACAGATCCAGGAGATTTAGATCATATTTATGTAAATTTTGGTGTAAAGATGTGGGATACCTCTCAAGCAGGACTGTCATATTTATATAATATGTTTGAGAATTTATACCCTTCACAGGGTGTTACACAAGGTACTTACAATAATTCCCCGGTAGGAGATGATAAACCACAGAATAATATATTGAATACAACAGATGATAATAAATTAGCGTATCAGTGGTCATATATTACCTACGAGCATACTAGTTTAATTGATATTGACGCAGATAGTGGAAGCGTTGAAAATGGCATTTATTATTCAGATATGTCTAAATTTGTTGACGGAGTTTTAAAATACAATTATTACGTTTCTTCTGGAAAAGGCACTTATAACGTAGGGTATAAAGCAGATGATCTAGATGAAGTACAAGATTTCCTAGACGGTAGTGGTGTACCTAACCCGGGTACTACTAGTGGAGAAGCTACTAATTGGTTACAAGTAACTGAACGCATGTCTTATAACAACCCCTCTCCTAATTTATTAGAAGCAGATAATTCTGCTTCTGACCTAAAATATTTAACCCCTGATTTGGTCTATGAAAATAATGGTTCAGGTGTATTACGATTAGTTGAATCAGCTGCAGAAGAGACAACTGTAGGACAATCAATAACTTATTATTGCTGTAAACCTTCAGGATTAGATGCTTACACAGTAGTTGCCCCAATTGCTTCTTGTAGAGTTGTTGATGGAGCTAGTGGGCATTTTAGAGTAGTTAAATTTAATTTAGCGAACAAAGCTGATTTAATGGTTCCGTTTATTCATAATTTTATCAGAGACTTATCCAATGATAAAGTTAGTCGGATATTTTTAGCAGGATGTCATGCATCAATATACATAGCTCATTATGAAAAAATTGTGCATGAAGGCATGAGTTTTCTTACAGCTCTGGTAATGATTATTATCATTGTAGTTATAGTTATAGTTGCATGGCCGATGATAGTAGAAGGCTTTACTGCTATGACTATGGCATTCGCAGAATTAGCTGCTGCTGCAACTCTGAGTGCAACTCTTTCTCTGATTTGGGGATACATTGTAAATAACATAGCAACCTTTCTTATAAAAATGGCTGCTCAGTATATTCTCCAAATGATTATTACAGAAATAGCAGGAGATAACCAAGAACTTGCCATGATACTTAGTATGCTTGGTACGTTAGCTATAGCATCATGGGATGTAAGTGTTTCATTTGGATCAGCTCCTGGTACAGCCCCATTAGGCTCATACGGAAATACAGGGGGATCTATTGTAGATGGTCAATTAATAGGCGGGGGAACGATGAGTGTTCCAGGGACTATTAATCCTCAAGGTGTTTATATTACAAGTGCTACATCCTTTAGTCTGCCTGATTTAAGTAATCCAAGGGAATTGTTTTCAATAGGAAATAAAATTATAAACACAGTAGGTAAATTTCTAGAAATCCGATTAAAATCATTAGAAGAAGAATTAGATTTCGATATAGCCGAATATGGTAAATTAGTAGGCGAAAGACGAAAATATCTCAAAGAATTGGATGAATTTATAGATACGCATTCAGGTATCAAACCTGTAGATTTGCGTAATACGCAAAGAAAAATGTTTCAAACAGCTAGCTATAAAGCTGAAGATTATTACGCAATATGGGAGAATAAGTCAGCTATGATACCTTCTTACTATACGTATGATTTTCCTGTTCTTGCAGAAACAGCTATTGCTTTTGCTTAATTATAAGGTATATTTAATAAGACTACCGTTAGGAGATAAATAATGCCCGATTATAGAGGATTAGGAAATCTTAGATTAGCTCAAGCTCAATTAGATAGAGGACCGGATTTTACACAAGCACATCAAAGGGGTAAAGTTTATAACACTCCTATTGAGCAAATGAGCCCACCCCCTACTACAAGAAATCCTTTTCAAGCAATTCAAGAAAAATTAGGTGGGTTGGGAGCTAAACATGGAATTAGAAAACTAACACCTAAAGACATACAACTACTACAACATTTGCAGCAACGAAACGAATTGGATAGAGTGCCTAATAGATGGAATCACAGTACTCCAGAAGGACAAGCATTTCAAAAAGAATTAGATTCACTTTCATTTGGTTCGAATTATCGAACAGATAGAGAACAAATGCTTGACAATATGAGCCCACAAGAAAGAGAAAACTATCTTAACCCTCCAGAATATCCTAATAGAAACCCAGGAGGTTTACCTGGATTAGATGA